CCATCGCGGGTGATGTCGCTGGTGAAGCTGTAGGTCGCGCTCGAGATCGCCGACCAGCCGCCGTCCTTGCGGGCGTAGGTGATGCCGTCCACCGGCGCGTCGGAGATCCCCCCGCCGCCTCCCGGGAGGTTGAGCAGCTGGGATCCGTCGACGGCCGGCAGCCGCGCGGACCCGTCGAGCTGCACCAGGTTGCCCGCGGTCGTGCCCGCGTTGAGCGGCGCCGCCGTGCCCAGGGCCAGCGCGGTGCGGCCCGCCGCGGCGTCCGCCGCCGTCACCAGCGCGCGGCCGATGGCTGTGCTGTTGGTAATGTCGTCCGCCGCGATCGTCACCGCACCGGTGCGCCCAGCCACCGACTGTACCGGAGCCGCGACCGCGGCCTGGGCGGCGGACACCTTGTCCGAGAACGCCACCCCCTGCACCGTGAGCGGGCCTGACAGCACGTTGGGCGCCGTGCTCTCTTGGAGGATGCCGTAGGTGCCAGCCGGAGCGCTTGGCGCGAAGTCGAGCCCGGGCTCGAACAGCTGATCCGCCAGGTAAATTTGCGCGTTGACCGTATCCGCGTTGTCGATGCGCGCAACGCCAACGCCCACAGAGTGATCGAGCGACCCCGATGCCTCATCCCAGAAGGTCGCCTCTTGGGCCAGCACGGCCACGCCGGTCGAGACATTACTGTCGTCGACGGACACCGCCCCGCTCACCCCGACGGCGGTTTGCACGGTGGCAGCGGCGCGCCCAACCGCCTGGCCGCGTACCCCGTTGAGGCACGTCGCAACGGACCCGGCGCCGGTCGAGTTGTTGGCCTCGCCGTAGATTGCGGCCTGCATCGCGTTGGCGACGATCGCGCCGTTGACGCGCGTCTCGCCCCACAGGCCAATCGCCGCGTGGTCACCGCTCGCCGACAGCTTGCCGCGCCCGAACACCTCAGCACTCACGCCCGGCAGGGTGTTGGTGCGCACCACGTCGGCGCGCAGCGACGTGCCGGCCGTCGGCACCGTCCCAGCAAGCCCAAGCTTGCCGCCGAGCACCATCGTGTTGGTGCCCTGTACCTGCGCCGGATCCACAGCGGCCTCAGCCAACGGCCGCCACACCCCGGACTGTCTCACATAGACAACACTATCGGGCGCGTCAGGGATGCCCCAGCCAGCGGGAGACTCAACCGGCACCCAGGTGCCGTTCTGTATGGAGAGGAAATGCGACTCTGGGTACTCTGATGCCGGCGGAAGCAGCCGCCCGGAGAGGATGTCCGCAGGATCTACCGCGGTTCCGGCAACCAAATCGGCAAAGTTGATCGTTTCGCCCTGGTCAGGCACCTGCACCACATACACTTCGGTCCGGTGAGCAGTGCGGATCGCGATGCGGTAATAGGTCGCCGCGCCATCCGGCATGGCGATCTCGACTTGCGGCGTCAGCTCGATCTCGAGTGACTCGTCCTCAAGCGCGAGGCCCTGATACTCGGTCGTCAGCTGGATGCCGCGCAGGCCAATGACAGGCTTGCCTGTGGCGTCCACCAATTGCACGTCGACCGCGGCCGGCACCACGTTAGCGGCGCCGTCATACACCAGGGGGATAGCGACTGTCGTCACGGGTAGCTCGTCCAGGGCAGTTGAAAGTGCGGCCCATCACGCAGGGTGCGCCAATCACCGCCCCACTCGAGCGGCACCTTCAGATCAGCCGCCGCGGCCTTGAACGCCTTGGCGATCTGCTCATAGAGCGGCCAGTCCCAGCGCACATCGGCGCCGACGTAGGCCACCACGTCGAGCGCGTGCCCAGTGAGGTGGCGCGAGCGCATCGTCTGAGAGGCCCCGGACGCCACCAGCTCGCGCTGGCGCGCTGCCGTGCGCAGGCCCTCGGTGACGCCGAAGTCCACCTCTGAGATCACCAGCGCCCGGGAGGCGATCGCGATCAGCTCAGGGCGCACGCCAGAGAGCCGGTCGTATGAGCGCTGACTGAATCGGTAGCCCATTAGCTGTTCAGCTCCAGACCGGGGGCCACCTTGGTGCGCGAGATCGGGCGCGTGGCCTTCACGCGCCCATACCAGGCCAGCGCGCCGCCGATCAGTCCGGCAAGCCCGAAGACCAGCTCGCTTGCTGCGGCCACATCCAGCGTGTACCCGGCCAGGGCCAGGACAGAGGCAACAACCGTGATCAGTGATCCGATGATGGTCCGAGACTGCCACCAGGGTTTCGGTTTGCCCAAGTGATCGATGATCGCGTCATGGATGTTGAAGTCAGTCATCACGCCCCCGAGTCAATTGCCGCCAAGCCCACAGCCAGATAAGGATTGGGGCCGCCGCGGAAAGCCCTATCAAGACCACCGTCAGCGCCTGCTCGATCATGGCCGCCGCATCTCAAGGTCCCGCACCCGGTCGGCGCATTCGTCGATCCTGCGCTTATAGATTTGCGATCCCTCGTGATGTCGCTCGCGGTAATGCTCTAGGGCGTCCACCCGCTTCACGGCATCTGCGAGAGTGATCTTGAGGCCATCGATCTCGGCTCCCCGGCGTTGGCACTCGTCATGAGTTGCGCATCCATCAAGATCACCCCGGACCTCACCGATGAGATCATCAACAGACCGACGCCAATCCCGATAATCAATCCAAGCCAAACCGCTCGCGACGGGTGTCGCAATGATTGCAGCGACAAGCACCTCTCCCAAACGCTTCGCGATACCAGCTCGGAGGTTCGCAAATAGCTCATCCATCGGGCCTCTCTCGGCCACCAAGTGCGTCCACGCTTGCTTGTGGCTTAGCAAAGCGATTGGCGCTCATACCGGCGCCTCGTTGATTCGGAAATAGTCGTCGACGTGCGCAGCGCCGATCTTGGGAGCGATCCCGAGCCAGACCTCGGTCGGCGCAATGCCGCCGGCCCAGCTGTCGAGGCCCACGTGGACAACCTGCTCCCAGGTCACCAGCCAGGAGTCGAACCCCGCTTGCTCGGGCTGGAACTCGCCGGGCTGAGCGGCGAGCGCCTCGGGTGCACGCACCGCCGCCGGATAGCCCCAGCGGTTGTCGCGCACCCGCGCCAGCACGTCGGCGGCGAACTCGCGCAGCTCGATCTGCACGTCGCGCGTGCGCAGGCTGAGCACGCAGTGCGCGGCGAAACTCAGGCGCAACGGCAGCCGATCGGTGCCGTCGTCATCGCCAGGGTCGATGCTCACCAGCTCCAACAGCAGGGCCGGCGTGGTCAGCGGTTGCGGTTCTGGTCCGCCCAAGGCGGGGAACGGGTCGTAGGCCGCGATGGTCGCCACGCGGTCCAGGTAGTGGCGCTCGAGATCCTCGATCATCAGCGCGTGCAGCTCGCGCAGGGTGATCAGCGCGCGCGTCGCGGCGGGCGTGCTCATCGGCGCGCCTCGTGGTTCAGCGCATAGTTGAGCTCCTGGCGCAGCAGTGTTTGGAAGCGCGCCGCCGCCTGCCCCTGGAGTTGACCCAGCGCCGCCAGCACCGCCGGATGCGGCTCCTCATCGGGCACCCGGCGGATGGGCAGACGGGACGCTCCAAGCCGCTCCATGATCGCCGGGCCGGTCTTGCCGCGGCCCCACGACCAGGCGCCCGGGAAGCTGCGCCGTCCGACGCGTGCGCCACGCATGCGCGGGCTCCAGCGCACTGCCCCAAGGCGATGCTGGGGGATTGGGTTGGTGCCGATCCACACCGACAAGCCATCCTTGCTGGTCGCAACGTGGTAGCGCATTGCGCGCTTGTAGAACTTCTGAGGGACTCCGCTGGCCGCGCTCGCGGCCCGCAGCGCCTGCCGCCTGATCCAGGTAGACAGCTTGCGGAGAGCCCTCCGCATGGCCCGATCTGTCGCGCGAGGCAAGCGCCCAAAGGCCGCAGCCACGCGCTCGAAACCAGCACGCGCGTCCACCTTGATCACGATCCCGTTGCTCACCGCCACTGCCTCCACTCAGGCCTGGGCAATGGCTCAGTCCCGAGCAGCGCCAGCTGCACCCGCACCATGCCGGCGCCATCCGGCGTGAGGCGCGCCACCAGATAGCCCACCCCGCGCACCGTCACCGCATCCTGCTCGCGCAGCGCCGCGGCATCGGCCTCGGCCAGCCACATCTGAGGCAGCGCCTGATGCGGCAGCGCCAACCGCCCCGAGGTGGTCGTCGCCTGCGCACGCAGCTCGCCCTCGTGCCCGGGGACCTCTACCACCGCCAGCACCGTGCCCGAGGGCACGGCAACCGACTCGCCGAGCGTGCGCAGCGATGTCACCGCGCCCGTCAGACGCGCATTGCGCGTGGCAGAGCTCATGCCGCAGCACTTACGCCGTGCCTTCCGCCGGCGACAGATGGGCCTCGCCTTCGACGCCCGACCCGTGCGCGGATACCGGCAGCTGCTTGCCGCGGTATTGCACGTAGGTCACCGTCTCGGCACAGGCGTTGGTGCCATCTTTGTCCACCACCACGCGCACGTAGCGCTCCCGCGGTTGGTAGAGGTCGATGTATTTCACCTCGCTGTCGTCGTTGTCTGCGACAGACTGCGCGCTGCCGGCCAGATCGGCCGCATCACTTAGGTTGCTGGCCGCACCCTGCTGGGCTTTGATGGTGGTCACGGCGCCGGCGGCGATGGTCCCGAACTGGGCGATCATCAGCACGCCGTCCCATCCCTGCATGTCGAGGGTCGCGCCATTGCGATCGGCGTTTCCGCTTGCGTAGGCCAGCCCGACGCTGAGCTTGATATTCTGCGAAAGCATGGTGTCAGTCTCCGTGTTCAGTGAGGCCCGGGCGTCAGCTCCCGGGCCGACGATCTATCAGGTTCCCTTCGCGAAGGCCTGGGCGTGACGGATGGCCACGTCGCAGTCCTGGAAGGCCCGCAGGATCAGGCCGCCGGACGCGGCGAGGGTGGCTTCGTCGGGCTTCACGTCCAACACGCCCCAGAAGCCGACGATGATCTGGCTCCAGTCGCCAAACAGCAGGGCGTTCGCGGTGAGCTGGGTCGATGTCAGGATCGGGTATCCGTTGGTCTCGTTCCCGGAGGCGACGAACAGGCCGGAGCCTGTGTCCTTGCTAGTGACCTTCATGTTTCCGCGCACCGTCGGCGTGGTGACGTAGGCCAGCGATCCGCCCAGCGCATCATCGGCAGCAACGGCCGACTCGAAGCCGACGACCTCGGCCCAGGTCGGCGTGCCGTCGCTGCTCACCGCAACTGTATTGATGTCGCCATGGTTGGCGATGCCGAGCGGTTGACCAGCCGCGCCAGAGCCCTCGAACACGGCATCGTCGATCGCCAGGGCGGCGCCACGGATGAGGTCTTCGCGGACTAACATCTCAACGGCAGGGCTGGACTGTTGGAGCAGCTTGCGGGTCATGGGGACGCCGCCGGAGATGGTGCGCGGGGTCAGCGTTACCGCCCCCAGGGCCAGGTCGGTGAGGGTCACATCAGCGCCCTCGGTGATCCAGGCAAAGGTCGCGCTCGATGTCTGTTTCGGGATGCTGACGTTGCCGACCAATCCCGGCAGGGTCCGCACGCCGGCGCGGAACGCGACGGCCATGGCGCGCAGCGCCTCGATGAACATGTCCGCCCGGTGCTCGGTGCCGACCAGGTACCCGCCTGCGGCGGCGCTGCCTGCCGTCATGGTGCGCTGCACCTCGAGGGGCACGAAAAACCCCTTGGCCTCGCGGCCCAGACGATCGGCGACCGCGCGCGAGCACTCCAGCTCGAAGGCGGCGCCCTTCCAGTCGCGCGTGAGATAGGCACGGGCGGCGCGCACGATCGAGAACTCGCGGCTCTCGCCCTCGCTGAGCCCCAGCTCAGAGGGCGAGGCGGCGGCCGGCTGCTGGGCCTGGCGGTCGCTCAACAGCTTCCACACCTGGGCGCGGAACTCATCGAACGGGCGGCCGAAGGCCACGGCATCGTCGGCCATGCGGTCGATCCCTAGTTCGGGGGCGCGCTTGTGGGCGTAGGTGGCCAGCTCGCGGATGTTGATCTCTTCGCGCGGACGCTCGGAGGCGGTGGCGGCTGCCGAGCGCTGGGTCTCGGCGATCTGCTCGAGGTTCTCGGCAGGCATGGTGGTTTCCTCTCGGCATGGAGCGGCAGGAGCCGCAATGTTGAAAGCGGTAGCGGCGCGGTTGACGCCAACGGATTGATCGGCCCCTTCATCTACCAAAGAGACCTCGCGCGGACGCCAGCGAGTGGCGACCAAATGGTCAGATTCTTCGCGCACGTCGTAGATCACGGCGCCTACGCTGGTGTCGGTCAAGATGCCGTCGACCGCATCACGGTACAGATCACGACCGCGCACAGACTGCGAGAAGCGCATGGTTCCGCGCAGCTTGTCCCCGTCGATGCGCACATCCACGACCCGCGCTGGTGGTAAACCGCGCTCGTGCATCACCCGCACCGGGATCCCGCGCTCCTTGGCTTGACTTAGGTCGACATGCGCTGGGTCAAGCGACAGGCGCAACGGACCGGCCCAGGCATCATCGATGATTCGTTCCGAGGCAAAGCTGATCGGCAGATCCAGGGTCTCGGAATTGCCGGCCAGACGGTCGATATGCAGCGGAATTGCGCACGCCTTTTGGTCATCGCGCGTCGACTGATCAATCAGCGGCATTGGTGGGTTCCTCTTGTCCTGCGGCGGGCGAAGTGTCGGACGCCACGGGGATGCCAAGTTTTGCGAGCATCGCGCGGTCTTCCGCCAGCTCCAGCCACACTTCCTCTGGGTCCCGCCCGCTTTCGCGGATGATGTCGGAGATCGAACGCACGCCCAGGGCAACGGCCTCGCGCGCTGCCTGGATGTCCTTGAGCGGGTCCACCCACGGCCAGCGACGCCCTTGGAACGTGGCGTGTGAAAGCTCCGGGATACGATCAAGCGGCAGACTGCTGCCATTGCCACGCGTTACCAGCCCGGAGCGGATGGCGTGCGCGACCCAGCGGCGATACAGCGGGCGCTCTACCCAATCGATCCACCAGTCCTGCACGCCGGTCCACAAATCACGCTCGGTGAGAGCCCCCTGACGCAGACTGGAGTAATTCACCCCGGTGAGATCGTTGGCTAAGGCGTTGTAGCTCACCCCCAGGCCGGAGGCGATGCCGCGTAGGGCCTCGCGCACGAACACCCCGTGCTCGGTGTTTGGCCACTGCCAGTCGATGGTCTTCAGATCCCAGCCAAGTGGAAGCTGTTCCGCACTGCCCGGCTGGAGCTCCTGCACGAAGATCCCGTCTTGCTGCTGTCCGGCTGGCTGCGTCCCAATCGCCAGGTCGTTCGCGACGTAGACAGCGCTTTTTAGCGCGGCAGCCCGGGCGGCGGTAATGGCTGCTTCCTCATAGCCTCCAAGCATCTTCATGCGCCGCAGGGCCGTATGAGCCCAAGGGATCCCGCGGGAGCCCCACACCCATTCGGGCAGGTAGCAGTGAATGATCTCGGAGGCTGGAACGCGAAAGCGCCGCGCGTTGGCGTAGGAGGTCCCGTAGCCATTTCGCGAATCTGGCTCGCTGAACAACCAGTAAGCCACTGGGCGGCGGCGGCGAGTCATTTCGACCCCCATCACCACGCGGTTTCCTGATGCGGTCTCGCCGTTGTAGTCGATGTCCAAGGCCTCTGGGTCGATCAGCTCGACGCTGAATCCGGTCGGAGACTCTGGATCACCTTCCTGGACGCGGACCAGGACCTCGCCATCCATGGCGCAGGTGCGCACGCCAAGACGTGCAAATGCGGTGCGAGAGAGCTGCCCCGAGCAATCCCATGTGCCGCGCTCGCATTGGCGATCCCACTCGGCCTCGATGCGCGCAGCGGTCGCTTTGTCGTAGCCACCGCCAGACAACTTCGGGCGGGCCTGGATGGTGATTCCCGCGCGCCCGATGACGTTGGTCTCGACCAGTCGCAGGTAATAGGCCATGTGGTCATCGTTCTGCGCCGCATCGCGTGAGCGTGCGCGCAGTGCGCGCAGTCCGGCGCGGATGTCAACGTCAGGCGGTATGGCGCCGCCGACCCATGAGGCCAGCGCCGGGTGCATCAGCGAAGACTCGAAGGCCCTTCGCAAGTTCGCGGGATGCCGCAGGATCTTGGCCGTGCTACTCATCAGCGAAAGCGCATCTGCACGAAACCAGCGCGCTCACCACGCGCGGCGGATGCCGCCTGATCCTCCGCAGCTACGGCGGCGGCGTACTGTTGGCGCAGCTTCAGCAGCGTCTCTGGCGACCACTCCGCCGAGCGCTCTCCAGCAGCGGTGCGCACCAAGTCGAGATCACCGTCGCTCGCGCGGCCCTCGAGCGCCGCGCTGATGGCATCGAGCATGCGGCGGGCGTGGCTGCGCCCGTCGTAGGACTGCGCATCCGACAGATTCGGCAAGACAGTCAACGCACCGGCGCCAACCTGATGGCGATCCGTGCCGTCCGCCACGTGCGCCACCCAGTCGTAACGCCCAGCGATACGATCCTCGGTGTCAGCCGGTGAGGCGTAAACCTCATGAGCGGATTCAGCGGCGTCTGCGGTGAGTGTGAAAACCGCCGCGGGGCTGAACAGGGTATAAGTCAGCACCCAACCGGGCGCCGGGTAGTCTGGCAGCGCGCGAGCCCAGCGCCAGGTGTCGCCAGCGCGGACCTGGGTAGGCTCGACGGTAGAGGGGGATGCGGCCATGGCGAGACGCTACCGCGGCTCGCGTCCAATGTTCAGCCGGGTTTTAGACAACGCAACGTCACGCGCGCCAACGATTCACCCAGTTGTACGCAGTCGCCCGACTAACCCGGTGGCGTTGCTGGATGGTGTTCGGTGTATCGTCCTCGCGGATCTCCGGGCGCCCCAGCCGACGCGGGATGTGCACCCGCTCACCCGATGCCTCGCGGCACAGCACGGCGACCACGCGCGCGGTCACATCGTCTCCGAGATCGCGCCGCAGGATGTCGGCTAACTCCGCAAGCGTCATCAGCGCCGCCAGGAGTTGACGAAGTTGCCGCGCCGCGGGGCGCGTGCGGCCAACGGCGCCCTGGACAGAGACGGGTCCTGCGCGGGCGGCGTTGACTGCCCATCTGCTTCGGTCTGTACCGGCCGTGGCTCAGACTCTGCGGACAACCGTCGCTCGCGCGCATCCCAGTCGATGTCGCGGAGCTTGTCCAGGCGCAGGTGTGGGTGATGCGCCGCCGCGTACGCGTAAACCCAGGTGTCGAGCGGCTCGTTGCGACGAGTCATGCCGCGCCGCGGCTCATAGCGCTGGCGCTTGGGGTTCCAGATCTCCGAGACCAGCCCCTCGTAATACTCTGGTGGCAGGTCGCGGGAGAAGTTGGCCGCGCGCTCGGCGGGCTCTCTGTCCGCATCCTGGCGCAGATCGCGGAACAGCCGATCCTTGGCAACCTCTGTGCCGACCTCGTGATACTTGGCCCCGTGGCGCAAGGTCCGCCCGTTGGCCGTGAAATCGGTTTTGCGCGGCTTGCCGAGGACCTCGCGGCGCCTGAATCTCGACCCGATCACCGCCATCAAGCGCTGGATGTGTCGCACCGGGACGATGGTGCCAGAGACCCATTGCTTGACCCGATCGCTGAAATGTCCGCCCATGTCGTGGCACGCGGCCTCGATCTGGGCAGGAGCTCCCCCGCTGGTCGCCAGCGGTCGCGCGAGATACTCGGCCAGGGCGGCCCACGGCTCGGGCCTGTCGAGGTCGCCGTGGATCTCGAGGTAGTCGATCACCCACCAACGCCCGCCGCGGCCCCATCCGATCACCTGCACGGCGAGGCGATTGTCTTGGGTATCGATGCCGGCCGTCAGCAGGCCGACGCCCGGCTGTATGACCCGCACCGGCCACGACTCCGCGCGGTGGGCGATGTCGTCTGCGCGCGTCGCCGTGCGCTGGTCCTCCCACGAGAGCCCGAGCCGCTCGTTGCGGAACTGCTGTTGCCGCTCCTCGCTCTCCTGCGCCTGGATCCACTGCTCGACGAGCTGCCGCCAGGAGTAGCCCAGCCCCAGCGGCGCATAGAGTGCGTTGAGGTGATACCCGCGGACCCGGGTGATCTCCGGGCGCGTCGCCACCCATCGGCCGCCGGCCAGCATCGCGGGCTTCTCGCGCTCCTCGATCACGCAGCCGGCATCCGCGCAGGAGTACCACACCTGCCCAAGGTCGGAGGTCCAGCCAAGGTGCTCCCAGTCGAGCGGCTGCCACGCCCCGCAGTGCGGACAGGCGATCTCGTAGCGCCGCTGGTCTGATCCCAGCCACTCGCCCTCGATGCGGGATGATCCGCGCACCGTGGGCGTTGAGAAGATCAGCAGCTTGCGCCGCGGGAAATTCGACTGACGACTTTCGATCAGGCCCAGCGGGTCGCCGCGCCCGCCCGTGTCCCAGTCGTACTCATCGGCCTCGTCGCAGATCACATAGCAGATGGAGTCGGACTTGAGATTCGGCGCCGATCCGGCTGTTGTGAGATACAGCAGCCCGCCCGGATAGTCGATCAGGTCGAGCCGGTTGGATCCTTCGCGAGACTTGGTCACATCGATCAGCGCACGCAGCTCGTCCGTGCCCTCAAGCATCGGCCGCAGCCGCTGGTGCTGCCAGCGCACCAGTAGCTTCTCGGTCGGCAACACGATCAGCGTCGGCTTCGCCGAGCGCACGTGCCCCATGATGTAGCCGATCCAGTTTACGGCGAGCTCGGTCACCCCGAGCTGGGCCGACTTCATCACCACCACCCGCTCCACCGGCGAGTCGGCGCTGAGCGAGTCCATGATCTCGCGCAGATACGGCGTGCGATCCGTGCGCCAGCGCCCCGGCTCCGAGCTGGCCTTCGGGCTCAGCACCCGGTGCGCGTCAGCCCACTGCGAGACGGTCAACCGCTGGCGCGGCCTCATCAGCCGGTGCACCTCCGACAGCGCCCAGCGTGAGGCCGGTGCGTTCATCACTGTTTCACCACTTGGACCAGCCGCTCCGAGACCGTGGCCAATAACTGCTCCACCTCATCGCGCAGGATCGCCCGCACCGTGCTTTGCTCGGCGACTCCGGTCAGCACCGGGGCGAGCCGATCCGGCAGGGTCTCCGCCGCGTTGAGGATCACCGCCACGGCATCCGCAAGGTCTTTCGCCACCTCGCGGCGCTCGATGAGGTTCCCGCGCTGGAGGTCGCGCTCCATCTGAGCCCGGTCGGCCTCCGCCTGGAGCTTGCGCAGGGCTGCGCGCTTGGTGGCGATGCCGATGGCCTCCATGCCCTCGATCTCCGCCTCTTTGGGCTCGTCCTCCGCAGGCGGCTCGGGCGCTGCCCGCTGCTCTGCCAATTGCTCACGCCTGGCGATGTGGGCGGGCAGCACGCCCTCGGTCGCGGTGAGCTTGCGCAGCGACGCCTGCACGTCGATCCGGCCGTCTTCGGTCAGCGCCAAACGCTGGTCCCGCTTCCACCGGGTGACCGTGGAGCGGTTCACCCGCATCCGGCGGCTAAATTCGGCCTGCGTCTCGACTTGCATGCTCAATTCCATGCCATGCCTAGACTGCCTAGACCTGTGCCTAGACCTGTGCCTAGACCTAAAACGCCAAAAACATCTTTACAATCAACGGTGCCTAGACTGCCTAGACTTAACATACGTATAAGCATGTACGCCTGCGCGCGCGCGCGCGGGTGCGCGCATGTGCGCGCATGTACAGAGGGATCAGGTCTAGGCAGTCTAGGCACGCACGTTAAGCCGTTGTTTGCGCGCGCAAAAACGCCCATTTCAGGTCTAGGCACAGGTCTAGGCACAGGTCTAGGCAGTCTAGGCATTAGCCGAGATCCTCTCGGTAGTCGCTCAGCGAGGCGGCGAAATGCCCCACTTGCTCACCAACCCATGCCGCGCG